TGGATTCATACCAAGCATTGTTGCAGCATTTTTGACTTGCTCCACCATTTGTTTGGCATCAGGGTCGTCAGATAATGTAACACGCATGTACATAGTCTGTTGGAGATTGATCAGTTCGATCATCTTTGCCAACTGTTCTTTCTTCTGAGGTGTTGTAAGCATTAACCCCATCTTGTTAATTTCAAGATAGAGATCTTGCATTCTGTTTAATTCTTGTTTAACTAAATCAGACTCAAAAAATTTCATACGTACTGCGATTTGATGATACTCTTATATTTACCCAAGTCCACACTCAGGAATGGGTCGTACTTCACCACCTTGTTACGAAGTGGTTTCCAGACTATCTCGTCATTGATTGTTTTATCAAAATCTGAGATAAAATGGAAGATCTTGTTGAATATTGTGAGTGTTTCTATACTTATCTTACCACCTAACTGTGCTTTTATCAAGGGGGGATGAACCGATGTTACATTGAATAGATCATCAAACCTATCACATATATCATATAGTGTCTCGATATCTTCTTTGAACCTGTAACTCAGAGATTCTTTGCGTTTGATATACTCAGCATAATTCTTGGCACCTTCTCTGACTAGAGTTGCAGGATATACCTTGTCCTCTGTGATAAAGTTAGCTACAAAAAATTCGCGTAACTCGAAGTTCTTGAATTTTCTTGAGAGTTTGACAAAAAAGAACTTATCTTTTCGTTGATCAAACGAGACCTGTGATGCCTTAGCATTTCCACCGTATTGGAAATAATCGTAAGTGTCGGAAGTGAAATGAAGTTTCAGAGCAAGATACATCTTGTAAACTTCAAATCCTGTCACAGTTTCAAAAATCCCTTGCTTGTACGTTTCATAAAATTTAGACGCTGTGCATCATATTTTAATTTCTCTTTTAATGGTTTTGATATCAATTTATTGATACCAGTCATTTCTATATTTCGATCTTCGCAGAATTGGACAACAGCTTCAATGTAGTTAAGAGTAGAATCTTTTACAATCTTCTCTATCTCCACTGAAAACTTTGCTGATGTCATAAAATTCTCTTCAAAGACCTCATCAATTTTACCACTCACCGTAGGCTCCTTTATAGGTGTCGATGTATTGCTTGAGTTCTCTAGCATACTTAAACTTGTCATAGATTTCAAAAATTTGCGGTTCACCCGTCTCACAGGCAATTATAGTTACGAGTTTCTTTGGCATTAATCCAGTTAACTCTTGAAACATTATAGCATACGCTGTCTCTTGTGCAAAGTAGTCGTGTATCCACTCTTCACGTTTCGTCTTAGTTGATGTCTTAAAATCTATTATTGCTAGTTCTCCTTTATACTCTGCAATACAATCCACTCGACCTGCCAATTTTAGTACCTTAGAACTTAAAGGTGCTTCAAGGGCATGTATGTTGTTAATACTATCTAGGTAGGGTTTTATCTGGTAAAACATCCCCATGGATAGTGGATCATCTTTATACTTGCTTATAGATTCATTACTAAGATATAACTCACATAACTTATGGCACTTGTTACCTCTAGTGGATGCACGTTTAGATACTTTATTTGCTTCCTCTTCACCAACTTTATTTCTCCATGCCATAATAGCCTTCTTTTTAGAATGACCTATGACAGTAGTAACAGAAGGATAGAAAGTATCGCCAACACAATACCTCCTACCCTCTTTTGTAGTTGTTGCTGTTAACTCTGGAAAGTTATGTATGTTTAAATGTTTAAAGTCCAAGATTTATTTTGCTAATCAAATAAGATTTGACTAGACCAGATCTCACGATATCATCAATGCCAAATTCAACGCTTTCAAACTCATCCATGTCGTCAATAATTTTCTTGAAGTCCATGATACCAGTTTTCTCATGTGCTTTCTGTAAATCAGTCTGAGCAGCATCACCTGCAAAGACAATCTTACTATTAACACCAAGTCTTGTTATTATACTATCTAATTCATGAAAATTCAAGTTTTCTGATTCATCAACTAAAACGATAGCATTATCAATGGTTGTTCCACGTATGAATGATGTAGACCAGAACGATACTGTGTCCTGTGCTTTTAGATTGCCATATAACATTTCAAATGATGGATCATCAGGCATCTCAAACATAAATCTTACCATATTTTTATATGGTATCTGATATAAGTTTGCTTTGTCTTCATGGTCACCTGGTAAGAAACCAATCTCTCTAGTTGGAACTAATGACCTTACGATGTATAGTTTTTTGTAAGGTGTTGCTTCGTTTAGTATATCTCTAAGTGCAAGATACATGGTAATGAATGATTTACCAGTTCCTGCTGCACCAAATAAAAATAGATGCTTATTATTCTGCCATGCATCAAACACCTTCTCCTGTGATGGTGTAAGAGGTTTAATATCAATTAAGTGGTCTGATCCGATTGGTTTGCGTTTCATTTGTCTCGTTGATAGTCCAACCATTGTAGGTTGCTTCTTGCTTTTTACGGGCATGCTTAAATTTTCTCGAAGTTAGCGTAGGGATGATGTTTTTTGACGTTGTTCAAGCGATCCTTGAAACCTTGTGGAAGTTTGTTTTGGTAGTCACCAACTTCACTGACAGCAGACATAGTTCCTGCTTGCCAGTTCTTCTCCCAACTGGGATTATCTTCCCTCCACTTTTCATATGCTGAGATTGTAAGGTTAAGTTCTTTCTCTTCACCTGTAGTATAATTCTTTACTGGATATAATGGCATTACTTATACTCCCAATTTAATGCGTTACTACAGATAGGAAACTGTTGTTTGAAAATCTGCCTAACTTCATGTACTAAATCCATATGTTCTTTCTGAGTTCCATGTGCACTACGTAAATCTATATAGTGAATCCATGACCGAACACTTCCTGTCATGTATAATCTAGTAGGTGTTGCTAACGGGAGAACAAACCTCGCACACTCCTTCGCAATGCCCGAAGCGAGGAGTTCATTGTAGAGATCCATGCTCTCAACGAAATGTTCTGCAATCTTGTTCTGAAGGTCTTCCTTCTTATTCTTGGGGATATCATCTATGGAATTTTGTCTATTTTTTAAATCCTGACTTCTAAGATCAGGTACAGGGATCTCCTCTGACAGGAGATTAGTGTCAGCATATCTCTGACTAAACTCTTGGAAAGTAAATGACCTATGACGTAAAATTTGAGCAGCTAGACCTCTAGTTGTCTCTATTTCAACTGTCATATGTGCTTGCTCAAAGACCGACCAATGACCGTGTTTGATGCAATAACCTAACAAACCAGCTACTACTGGATTTGTTTGATTCTTTGGATTGCTCACTCTTGCTACGTAACCCATGGTCTCTTCTGCCCTTGGTGTCACGCTTAGTAATGTTACTTTCATTTTGTTTTTTAATCATTTTCGCATACCATGCTTCTTGCTTGGTATACCACTCAGGATGTAGTTTAGCTAATTTTATTAATTTTTTTGCTGCTTTTTTGTCTTTCATGGTGGAATCTAAATCCTATCCATTCGTTTATTATTTCTACCGACCCAACGGGATACTGGTTCCAAAAGAGCAAAAAGGAACGCATACACTCAGTTTCCTGATTTTGCCCATTGGCAATGCGTTCGTATTCTCTTAAGTGAGTCAATAGGTCTATATCACTATTTATTGTTTGTGTGATCATATAAGGCATCAAATAGTTCGTCTGCAAGTTCATCTATATCAGTTGTATCTGTATTATAGTCGAAATCTTTAGGCTTTTCATCATAAAGGTTATGGATTTGCTTTGAGATATGCTGTTTTACTGAAGTTTCCTGGTGCGACGTTTCCTTTCGTCCACCCGATAGCTTTAAGTTTGTTTTTTCCGAGTTTGTCATAGTAGCAATTAAAAATATCTACTTTACTTCCCATTACGATGTCATAATGGTCAGAAAAATGTTCTTCTCCCTTTTTCATGTCCGAGTATACAACTAGACATGCATTAGTAGGGAGTTTTTTGCTGTTTGCAGTATCTCTGGGGCAATTAGTATGTAATATGTTAATACTATACTTAGTGGCTGTTTGATTAACCTCTTCATTGCTTTCCCAGATCATCCTCTATTTCCCCATTCTATTGAAGGAAATGCTTCAGATACTGCTTGTTTAGTAACTCTATACTTAGATTGAATTTCTTTATTACATGCTAATGTTAAAAGTTCTGCTTCATCTTTGTATAAATTCTCTAGCATTTCTACGTATAGTTGTTCACGTTTCATTGCTTTGAGAGAACTGTCTCCACCTTTAAAGAACAAATACAGACGACGATACTCACTATCTAAACGAGTATGGTCTGTGCCTGCAGGTGCATCACTAGGTGTGTAAGGTACTTCGCCTGGTGGAAGTAAAAATTTTAATGATTCATCAAAATTTATTATTAAAAGTGCACGAAGCCCATTGTTATTATACTCTTGTAGGAGTTCAACCTTTTCCTTCTTAGTCTTCGCTGAGGAGACCTTTTGAAGGATTTCAGTTAACAAGGCATCGCTAGGTAATTT